GCACGCGAAGCAGCGCAGCAGGGCTAGACGCCACGGGGGTGGCCTGTTGAGCACGCCGATCGACACCGCATCTGTTGCGATCGTCCCCGACTTTTCCGGCTTCGCCCGGGAAGTATCACGGGGCATCGACGTGGCGCTTCGCAGTGTCCTTTCGGATGTGCGGCAAGCCTTCGCACAAGTCGAGCGGGTAGCCGCATCCGCGGGCCGGGAAGTGGGTCAGGACTTCCAACGCGGTGGCGAATCAGCGGAACGGGCACTACGCGAGGTGTCCCGCACCGCGGCCACCTCCATGGCGCAAGTTTCTGCCTCCGCCAATGCCGCTGGGACGTCGCTGTCCACCCGCCTGGCCGGCGCTGCAGCCATAGCCAAAGGCGCCCTGTTGGCGCTTGGTGTGGCTGCCGGGGTCGGGCTGGCGGCGATCGTCGGGTTCGGCCTGAAATCGGCGGCGTCGATTGAGCAAGTACAGGTCGGGTTCGAAGCACTCCTAGGCTCGGCGCAGGCCGCCAAGTCATTCATGGAAGAACTTCAATCCTTCGCTGCGTCTACTCCGTTCGAGTTTGCCGGCGTGGCCGACGCTTCCCGCCGCATCTTGGCGTTCGGTACCTCGGTCGGGATCGTCAAGGAAGAAGTCATCCCCACCATCACGACGATCGGCAACTTGGTCTCCGTACTCGGTGGGACGCAGGAGTCGGTTGATTCGGTGGTTCGGGCATTCGGTCAGATGGCGTCCAAAGGCAAGATTAGCCAAGAAGAACTGCTCCAATTGGCCGAAGCACTGCCAGGCTTCAACGCCAACGCGGCCATCGCCGCGTCCACTGGCATGTCCGTCGCCGACACGATGGAACTCATCACCGCCGGCGAAGTCGACGCCACCACAGGCATCAACGCCCTCCTCGCCGGTATGGCCGCCTTCCCTGGTGCGGCCGGGGCCATGGAGAAGCAGGCGCAGACGTTGCTGGGTGTCTTCTCCACGTTCAAAGACACGATCAGCATCGCGTTGACGAACGCGTTCGCCCCGGTCATCCCCGAAATCAAAACCGCCCTGGCTGAACTCACCCCGATCATCGGCGAAGCTGTCGGGGAGCTCGCACCGTCGTTGGGTGGGGCGTTGTCAGCGATCCTGCCCGTCATCGGCCAGCTCATCAAGGCGATCGTGCCGATCCTCACCCCCATCCTCGATGCCCTCGGCCCGGCCCTGGATGCGTTGGGTCCGTCGCTGGTTCCGTTGGGTGAGGCCATCGGCCAAATCCTGGTCGCGTTGTCGCCGATCCTTCCGTTGGTGGCCGAGTTCGTCGGTGTGCTCGCGATCCTCCTCGTCCCGATCCTGCAGTTGCTGGCGTTGGTGTTGAGGCCGTTGACGCCGATCCTTCAGTTCCTGGCCGATTCGGTGGCGTTGGTGGGCGACGAGTTGATGAAGATTGACTGGGCTGCGATCGGCGCTGCGATCGGCGGGTTCTTCGTCGACGCCTGGGGGCAGGTGCAGCAGTTTTTCAGCTTCATCGGCAAAGCCTTCTCCGAGTTCCCGGAGAGTGTGAAGATCGTTTTTGAGCTTGTCCGCGGCATCATCGTCGGCAAAATTCTCGAGGTAGCCGAGTTTGCACATTCGCTGCCCGGCCAGATCCTCGACGCCGTCGCCGGCTTCGGCAATCTGCTGCTGCAGAACGGCAGAGATTTGATCATCGGCTTGTGGAACGGTATCTCCGGCATGGGCGGCTGGTTGTGGGGGAAGATCAAAAGTTTTGTTGCGGACAACATTCTCGGCCCGGTTGGCCAGTTCCTGGGCATCCACTCACCGTCGACGGTGTTCCGGGATCAGGTCGGTAAGCAGATCACCGCCGGCATCGGCGAAGGAATCGGCCTGGGCATACCCAACCTGCAGTCGTTGATCTCGCCCATCGTTCCCAGCTCCAACACCGCAGGCACTTCCGGTGGCCTCGGCGGCATGGTCATCCACGTTGGTGGAGTGCACTTTTCCGGGGTCGTACCGACGCAGGCCGAAGCCACACGCACCGGCGACGCCGTTGCTGCCGGCATCGACGCCGGTCTGGTCCGCCGTGGTATCGCGCTCGCAGTCAGGATGGGGTGACATACATCTGTGGGTAACTACAACGCGCACGCGCCGTACATCCTGGGCCCGGAATGGGTACCGATCCGAGACGAAGACCAACTGTTCTCCCCCGCGGTCAACTCGGTCGAAGTCGGCCACGGGTTTACGTTGCCGACTGCCCGAACGTTGCAGGACGCCCGGTTTTACGTCAACGAGTTCCCGGACGGGCGTGGTCTCGGGCAGACATTTTTGACAGAGGTCTACGCACAAGGCACCGAGGACCAGTCCGGCCCGGTGGGACGCGTCATCATTCCCTGCAACAGCGGGTCGATCACCGGCGGGTCGATTGGGGCAGCCCCATCCGTGGCCGCCGCCCTGGCAGACCCATCCGACACGTACAGGGTGCAGATTTTCACCGGCGCGACCGGGCAAGTTATGGACGTCTACTTCGCCGTCAACCAATACGCCCAGCTCCTCAACGGGAAACGAATCCTTGGCGTAAACCTGCTTTACGCCCTAGTCCAGTCCGCGACGCTGAACTTCCTCGACGTGCAAGACACCGTCGACCTGTGGCTCGTGATCGGCGACGACGCGGCCCAAGAGGTCGACTATGCGTCCTATTTCGCCGGGAACTTCCCGCATGATGTGTCAGAGTCGGTCCAATCCTTCCCCACCCAGGTTTACCGGATAGAACTCGGCGAGATTGATCCGTTCTGGAGTGTGGCGTTGAGCCCGTTCAACACACCCGACCGGATGCCGTGGACGTATCCCAACCTGCAACGGTTTGAGGCGTCGGCAGCCAACCGGCACGCCATCCGCATGCGGACAACCGCAACAGCAACCGGATACGGCGCCATGTGGCATTACATGGCGCTGGAGGTGCTGTACTGCGAGGAGAAACGCTTGTCAGTCGGCGGTCGGGCATTCGGAAGGCAAAGCCCGTTCCTGCTCCCCAACTGGCAGACCGACTATGTACTCGGCGCGAACATCATCCCCATGCGCACAACCAGCCAGGCAGCAAACCCCGTCCTGAGCGCCGGCGCATACAGTCTCGTCCTGTCGTCGGCTGACGTGGGCAACCTGACCATTAGGGGTGCCACACCGTTCGAGTCTAAGAGTGTGGAGTCCACTCCCTACCCGGAGCTGAACGCCCTACGTGAGCTTTACCAGATCCCGCCGCATCCGGGTGTGCAGGTTGACATTCCGTTCCCCATGGACGAAACAGCAGTCGGGAAAGTTTTCACCGAAACCGTTACGCATATCCTGCCGCAACTGTCCCTGCATGCGTCCGGCGGCACCTTGACCGAACCGCACGTGTACGGCCGGCAAGGGGCTGCGCAGGTGTATGGCGTGAACACCGCAACGCAGGACATCTATGACGACATCTCCGGTGTGGCAGCGTCGTATCCGCAGGTGCGTTTCTACGGCCGCCGGTTCGGCGACACCACCATCCCGTTGACGTTGACCGGGGTGGGTGGTCTGTCTGGTTCGACCGTGTCGATCACCGTGGCCGAATTCGACGCGTTAGCCGAAATCTTGGACGGGTGGAAGGAAATCACCCTCCGGTTCGCCGCCCCCCCGTCGATGGGTGCTGTGGCAGGCAACCCGGCCTGGACGTGGTCCGCCACGTCGGAGACGGCCGGGAACCGTTGGGAACTGCTGGCCGCTTGTGCGCCGGCCATCTCCGGTGTCCCTGGGAACTTGTTCAACCTCGTACCCGCACCCAACCAGCTCGGAGCAGCCACCTACCAGCCACCCGCTGGTGACACGGTCGAGCTGACGTGGATGCCGCAGGGTGTAGCTTCGCCCTACGTGTCCGGGGCGACGATTGACCCGGCCTGCGACGCGGTTTTGATCTTTTCGCAGGACCCGCCCACCGTCACAGGCGTCGGACTGACCCAACTGTCCCAGACCGTAACGGGGATCGGGTTGGATTGCGGCAGCCTGCCGTGCTGCATCCCGTCCGGTATCGGCTATCAGCGCATCGCCTGGTCCGCCACCAGTCTTCCGTCGACTGGGTTCGGCGCCTACGAGCTGCAACGCTGGGATCATCTGCAGGACGATTTCGAAACCATCATGCTCGCCACCAACCCCGCCCTGGTCGGGTTCAACGACTACGAGGCCCGGGTCGGCATCAACTCGGTGTATCGGATCCGGACGTTGAATGTGCTCAACTTCGCCGGCGCCTGGTCCGCACAGGTCACCGGAGCCCCACCCACCCCCGGTGTGACAGGCGGTTGTGACGACCAGACCGGTGCGTTGATTTTCACGTCCAACGCCGACCAGTCGGGTCTGTCCAACGCGGCGTATGTGATGCAGTGGGACGGGGCTCCGACGGAAGACTTTGCTCTGCCGGAGGCTGGGATGGTCGACTTCCAGCCGATGTACGGCCGGGACGGGTCGGTGGCTTTCCACGGCACCGAACGCGGCCTGGAAACGTTCTCCCGCACCCTGCTGATCCAGGGCGGCCTACGTCAAAACGTTGCGGGATTTGGCGTGGGCCGACCTGCCGTATGTGTGTGTACGGGACGACATTGGGGACCGGTGGTTCGCCAACGTCCGGATACCGACCGTCAACGCCCGCCACAACCGGACCAAGTACATGGCCCGGGTGGACATCACCGAACTGACTGTCTGCCCCTTCGCGGTGGACCCGTGACCAGCCCCCCCGGACTGGCGGCGGCGTGGCCCGGTGGCCGAGCCCTGATCACCGACACCAGCACACCCGCCCTGGATTTGGACGAGTGTGTCGGGCAGCGTCAGGCCACATTCCGGTTCGCACTCACCGACGCGGTCAGCGGCGAAGTGCTAGGCGACATCCACCCGATCCGCACCGCGTCCCTGTCCCACGACACCGGCAGCATCACGAAACGGCAACTGCAACTCTCGCTCGGTGAGGCTGACACCGCCGCCGTCAACGCCTTGACCGACCGGGTCAACGTTTACATGGTGTTCCCAACTTTGGGCGAGTTTCCCCTGGGCCGGTACATGTGGGTCGACAACCCGCGCAAAGTCTCCACCGCCGGACGGCTCGCCCAACCCACCCTCTCAGACGAAATGTTCGTCGTTGACCAAGCCATCCTGACCGGCATCTCGGGTGTCGGCCGT